CTTCACTGCTAGTTGCGTTTGCTGATAGAATGAGGTTTGCTGGATTAGTAGGGTTACGGGTGTTATCTACCATTACCCACTCAGCAACAGAATCGGTACGCTTAACCATAACAAACGCTGGAGTGAATCCTGTGGTGATTGCCTTGCCGCTAGAACCTGATCCAGTGTATGAGCCAAACTTGCTGTAGCCTGTGACATCTGAAAAACAATAGGCTATATGTGTTTGACCAGAAGCGTTAGTATGCCCTCCGTGACCTAAGGAAAATACAGATGAAGTAGGGCTAGTGTTATTCCAATACGCTGCTGTAGCGATAGGGACAGCAGTATCAAATGCTAATGCTTTTGTATTACCCAATGCTTCTACATATATTTTCCACTCGTCAGCCTGTGACCTTTTTTTCACTATTATTAGTTGAGGCGCAGATGACAGACCATGCCCCAAAGTAGCACCACCAGAGCCATTACCTGTATAACTGACTATCGACTGACCGTAAGTTGGGTTAGCTTTAACTCGACAATCTATTGTACCGTCAGTGTTCAAGTCTGATATAGCATCAGCACCACCAGCAAATGCCATGTAGATGTAATTGTTATTATTTCCATTAATTGTGTCGTCTGTACTAGCTAATTGAAATCCAGTGCTTGTAAAATTCAAGCGGGTATAATCATATTCTCCATCATTTAAGTTTGCGAAATTGTACTTACCTACTTGACCAGTGGGGTTTCTAGTGTTGTCGGTCATGAACCAGCTTTTAGTAGAATCAGTTCGCTTAATCATAACGAAAGCTGGCCTAAAACCTAGCGTCACTGTTGGGCCTGTAGAATTTCCGTTTCCGGTGTATGTACCAATCTTACTGTAGCCTGTGACGCTATGGAAAGCATAGGTTACTAAATTCTGCGAGCTTGTATAGCCATCGTTTGAGAACACTGTAGATGTGGGTAGAGTCAAACTTGAGCTACCCGCTGCGTTAGTTAGGTTGAGTAGCATGTAATCAAGAGTGTCGTCTACGACTGTGTAGAACGTCAGCCAATTATCTGTTGCTGCTCTGTTTTTCGTAATCCAAAGTTCTGGGGCTGAGTCTAAGCCGTGTCCAACTGTGCCGCTATTATTTGATGGAGTCCAAGTAATAATACTTTGCCCATAAGTGGTGTTAGCTCGGACAGAACTTGTGATTGTTCCATCGGTATTAGAAGCGGTTGTGCCGCCCATATCCCATGACCATGCAACGTAAGATCTGCCACTTGTGTTAACGTCACCACCGCCGCCGCCACCATCTAATGTAAACCCGTCTAAATCAAACTTTGCAAAACCATTTGAGGTTGTTGCTTCCGCAGTAGTAGCGTTGGGTACTAACCGAGAAGACGCACCTCTGACTGTATCGTAAAGTTGATGATTCCCCGCCTCGCTTATGACTTTAAACCAAACCATGTCTGGACTAAAACCTGTGCCTACATAATTATTACCACCTGTGCCTACATAGGTATTAACAGCGAAACCAGTAGGGGTGTTAGCCCCCATGTCCCAACACCAAGCTACATAAGAATTGTTATCGTTGTTTGAGAATCCCCACCCTGATTTATATCCAACTGTGTATCCATCTGGATTAAAAGCTACAATTCCATCGTTTGGGCTACCACTTGTACGTTCAGCTTGCGTTTGGTTCGAGTACAAATGATTCACTGCTCCTCGTACAGAATCAATTAATAAATGGTAGTTACCCGATCTTTGTTTAGTCCAGATAAAATCGGGTTGGAAGCCTACACCGCCTATGTAATGTGATGTTGAACTGTTGCCCTCATATACCACTGTAGAAAAACCTTCAACAGAATAGTCCTGCTCAAAGGGCAGATAGAATCCATTAGTGCCGTATGCTCCAGCATATTTAGTTGGCTTCCATTCTCCGTATTTTCCTGTCGTCCCGAATGAATCTGGTGTTAAGGCTTGTCCGTCTATGAAGTTGACTTCGCCTATGTAGCCGTCAAAACCCATGTCTTGATCTGATGCCCTGTCACCTATATTATGTTCAACTGCTGTATTGATGTAACTATCTCTATTTTGATTTGGAATAGATGAACCAGAAAATGCTGTAACTCGCTCACCATTGACCCAGATTTGGATTCTATCTTCAGCGGTTGATGAGGGCGTATTCCAAACAACAACTATATGATACCAAGCACCAGTGTCACGATATTTAGCAGATGTTTGTTTGTAATAGTTAGGGCTGTTGTATTCAACTGTCAGGATTCCATTACTATCAAAATAAATGCCATTGCTATTCTGAGTTGGCGAAAATAGCATTTGGTTTCCTGCAAAAGTTCCACGTTTAACCCATGCGCTCCAAGTCCAAGTTTTTAAATTTCCTGCTGCGGGAAATGTGCGACTTAGGTGAGAATTATTAGGTGCATCAAACCTAAGACTCTGCTCAATCTCATAGTCACCGCCAGCACCGCTAGCTCCCATTATTTGATTCTCGTTTAAAATACCCATACTATTTTACATCCAAAGAAACTACGGCATGGATTTTGGTAGTAGTCGCTACCACATAGTCTATTCGGTCTACCGCCGCAGCGGTTGTCGATAATACGGGGGCTGTGCCTCCAACAAACTTGAAGTACGATCCGTAGGCCAAGGTGCGTGAGCCTGTTCCGTCTTGTGTAATAAAAATAGAACCTGACTGACCAGCGGCAATGTTAGAGGGGTTGGCTAAAGTACGATTCCCGGCTAATGTTACCGAGAAATTGTTTGACAAAGCAAGGTTAGTAGAAATGGTGCTACCATCAGTAAGGCCTACAATAAGGCCTACCGCGTTACCACTAACCGTCAACCTGTCAACACTTTCGTCCCACTCAACGTACTTACCGCTAGTAGCGCCAAATATCTTAACATCATGACCCGTGTCATTAACGCCTACGGTCAACGTGCCTAACATAGTAGTTGCCGCAGCAATGTTTACCGCACCGTCAATGTCTACAACATCAAGGTTAGCTGTTCCGTCTACATCAATATTCCCACTGATGTCTAAACTAGCAGCAATGATTTCTCCACTGGCATTAATAGCACCGTTTATGTCAATTGTAGTGGCCGTTATTTGGATTTCAGTGTCTGCCACTATGTCCAGTTGACCGTCTGCGCTTGAATTAAGGTAAATTGCAGTGTCTCTGAATTGGATCTTGTTATTAGTAGCAATAGTAGTAGCTGCCGCAATGTTTACAGCACCATCAATGTCAACGACATCAAGATTTGTAGTTCCATCTACATCTAAATCACCGTTAAAATCTACATTTCCCGCAACAGCAAGAGTTGTAGCCATATCCACAGCACCATCAATGTCAACGACATCAAGATTTGCAGTGCCATCTACGTCAATATTTCCGCTAATGTCTAAGGTAGCGGCGTCTAACTCTCCCGTTATAGTAAGATTACGGATTCCTGTGTAGTCTTTATTAGAGTCTAGTATGACAGCCTTAGAAGCTACAGCAGTACCAATAGCTGTAGTGCCAATGTCCAAAGCATTGATCTCCCCTACTACTACAGTCGCGCCGTCAAGAATATTTAACTCTGTAGCCGTTGAAGTTACTGCTACATTTTCATTAATTTTAGGAGAGGTTAAAGTTTTGTTTGTTAGCGTATCAACAGACACAAGTGACACTAAAGTTGAGTTAGCTCCAGCGGGTAACATAAGAGTATTGGTTACAGAAGCGGAGTGAGGCTGACCAAATACCTTTTGACCGTGAGTGTTACTCTCGCAGTTAAATACAATTGCACCTGAATTAGTATTACCACGTACCACTACAGTACCTGTGCCGTTAGGCGCTAGATCAATGGTAGCATTAGACGTTGTAACAATGTCTTTGCCGTTCATGTCTAGGTTTCCACCTAATTGTGGAGAGGTATCGTCTACCACCGCAGCTAAATCGCCACTTGATCCCGTGCCTGCAATAACAGTTGCTCGAGTCATCTTTTTAAGATTACCACCCGAGGCATCTATAGCTATAAAAATGTCGTCGGCGGCAGCGGTGCTAATTTCCGCCAAAGACGACACAGCCGTAGGGTTAAAATTTGTGCCATCGGCAACAAGAAGCATTCCTGCCGTGTTGGTGCCCATAACCAGATCATCACCCGTTATAGTAAGGTCACCACCTACTACTAAGTTACCTGATACATCGGCTGCACCATTGACATCTAACGTACCTGTAACAACTAGGGCATCAGCACTCTCGTCCCAAAGAAGAGACTTTCCAGAAGTAGCGCCAAAGAATTTAACATCATAACCAGTGTCGTTAACGCCTACCGTTACAGTGCCATCAGCTTGAATAGCGCCGTTTATGTCAAGCGTAGTTGCAGCAAGTTGAATCTCAGTGTCTGCAACAATGTCTAACTGACCGTCTGCACTAGAGTTAATGTAAATAGCAGAGTCTCGGAATTGAACTTTGTCATCAGTGGTTACTGCAATATCAGTGCCACCCGAAGTGTTACCTAGAGCAAGAACTTCGGCTAAAGTGTCGACAGTGTCAACTTGCGAGTCTACATAAGCTTTAATTGATTGTTGCGTTACTAATGCCGTGGCGCTGTTGCTCGACATATTGTCTTGGTCCAAAATATCGGTGATTGCTACGGACCCTGTGCCCGACAAGGAGTTGAACTCAACTAGTCCTGCAACATCTAATCCGTTAACAGCCAGATTTGCGTAAACGTTAACAACTTTTGCACCTCCGCCGCCACCATTAAACTTAACAAGCACATCGGTGCCCGCTGCAATCTCAAGATCGTTGCTGGTATTGTAGGTACCTTGGAAAAGAAAGATAGACCGACTGCCCGTTAGGCTGTTGCGTATAAAGCATAGCTTTTCAGCGTCATTAGGGGTAAGTGTTACATAAACGGACGCGCCTAAATCTCCACCATCGGCAAATTCAATGTATTTATTGCGGCCCGTAGAAGAAGCACCATCGGCAATTGCTATTGTGTTAGGTGAGCCTGACGAACCTGCAGAAGATAACGTTATTACAATTACACCGTTAATAGCCTCGTCTAAGATATTAGAGTTGTCATTAACTGTATCGCCCCACGTTCCAGATTGTTCACCAGTAGCTGGTTTCTCAATACCGAGGTTAACTGTATATGTACTAGGCATTTTTAATTCCTCACGGTACTATGTTTGTCCAGCTTGGGTTTTGAATGGGCACAATACTCATCCAGATTTGTCCCACGCTTGCTGTGGCGGATACTCCCGTTACTTCAACGTTCATTATGCAATCCTAATAATAGCAGTGGTGGCATCACCCGTTGGAAACACCACTGTGAAACTTCCAGAATTAACAACCTTGTCGGAACCAAAATCCAATACCAATATGGCGGGTTTGGTTAGAGAGATTGAAGTAGTGTTGGGTGTGCTGTTATAAATTAACGCGCCTCTAGCCGTAATCGTAGAGTTTGCCCACGTTTCGTCTATAAAATCAGTCAACGCTGTAGTTCCCGAAGACGTGGGATCTACCGCAGTTAAATTTTCGCCTCCTGCGGTATACCCTGTGCCACTTACTTCATTAGTGGTTGCATACGCAGTGGTGTCTGCATTCATCGTGGCAGAGCTAGTATAAAGTGCTATCTTAAACGTATCGCCGCTTGAAGCGTCAAAGTCGTGAGCACCGTACATTAATTCTTTCTTAAAACTGGTGCACATGTAGTTTCCTGTAAAAGCCATGTCACAGTCTCCTTATATAGTTAGCAAGCTCTAAGTGTCCTGCTTCGGTTAACGCGTTATGCACCGTAGTTCTATCTGATTTGATAGCTTCGTGCATGTAAAATTCTAATGTTTTAAGCAGTTGCCCACGAAAGGCATGAGCTTGGGCCCTAATAGCAGGGTTTGCGTCATCTGAAATGGCGATAATCTTATTCGCACACCGCTCCGCAATTTCCTCTGGAGTAAAACCTCTTCCACTGGTGGTGTGTACTTCCACCGAGTTTGTGTCCATCTGTAGGGCTGCATTACTCATTGTTTAGGCCTTATAAGTTGTCCAGTGCGGTATTCATCGGTCACTTCTTTGGCTTCGCCTAGTAATTTCAAACCGCCAATGGCTTCGGTAAACCGTTTGTCGTACATAGCCATCATGTCGGGTTCACCCTTCATATAAATGTATGCTTCTATCAAGCACCCATAAAGTAAAGCGATTTCAGCGTTTGTACTAAGCCATGTTACGCCACTATCGGCCCCCGCGGTCAAACTTGCGGGACGATAAAAATAATGTAGCTCTACGCTGTACGCACTATTCGGGGTTGGACCCAAGATAAAGTTATTAATGTCAAAAGTAGCGTAAAATCGCGGGTCTCCAGCCGTAGCCGAAATAGGATTAAAGGTTTGAACAAAATCAGGCTCTTTAAAGTCTAAGAAAACGTGATTGTTGGTGCTGTCTACATAAGATAAAGAAAAAGGTGCTAAGAAATCACTAGGTGCCGCTAAAAACTTGTCATTCAAAGTCATGGCACCGCTTACATTCTTTCTAAACAGGCTTAACTGAACACTTTTAAGAATTCTTTCCTCTGCCTGACGAATAAATAACGGTAAATTGCTCACAAAGGACGTTTCATCGTTCTCTGTATAGTCTCTAATAGCTTGTTTTAGCTGATCCAATGTAAAACTCATGTAGTCACCGTCACTGTTCCAACCGAACCTGTTGATATAAGGCGGTTAGGGGGGCTGTAATCGCTATCTGCCCACCCACCTACTGGATCAAAACTCCATTGAATATTGCGTTGTACGGCAAGATCCGTTTCAGGACGGGCATTCTGCAAAGCTTGTGGATCAGAAACCTTACGAAAAGGCCCTAATTGAGGTTGCTTAGGATCAAATTCGTCAGGACCCACCAATAACCCGTTCCATTCTTTCCTCATTAACCTGTAAGGATAACGAAAGCCCGAACGATCCGAGATGGCGTATGCTTTTTTTCCAGACGCAAACTTACCCATTATTAAACTCTCCTGTATACAGGGGTCACATTAAAGGACGAACGGTCCCTATCTTCTACAGCAGCCCTTTCAAACTCTTCTTCGTATAGGGCTTTAAGCATTTCAACACGGTTTGGAGCACGTTTTAAAGCAAGGTAATAAGCTAAACCTGCCGCTAAACAAGGGTAAAACCTAAAAGGTAAGTCCATCGTGTTAGTGTATATGTCCGCATCATCCATTCGGGTTAAAGCGTCATAGTACACAACATCAGTGCTGTTATCGGGCACAGGCCAAAGCTTTAAGTTAGGCGTAACTTGCCTATCCAAGAAGAATTGATTAACTCTACCTTTCGTTGCCTTGTTGGGTATACTTAAATAACCATCTCGGCTTAAACGAATCAACGAGTAATCAGTTCCAGATCGTTGCACAACGACAGATAAAATATCAATTACATCCGCGGTTAAAGGGTAGTTACCTGTACCGTCAACCATTGCAACAGTACGCTGCTTAATGGTCCACTGGTTAAGGCCACGGTTAGCCCAGTCTGCAAGCAAAAGGTTTAAAGACCTCTTGGCAGATTTTAAGTCATAACCTGTTCGGACCTCTAGCCCACACCGCTCAAATGCCTCTTCGACATATTCGGCAACGTCAAGCTCAAAATCTTTACTTGAAGATGTAGCCATAAAATTTACCTACTTCTTTTTCTTAGCGGTTTTAGCTGATGCTGTAAACGCTTTTTTGGTCGGAGCCCCTGCTGTGCCGACTTTGCGCATTGTCTCCTTCGACCCTGCTGCAAT